CTTCACCAGCCCGGTGAAGTTCGCCGTCGTCGCCAGCTGGATCCGCTCCGGGTAGTACCCGCCATACAGGTTCACGTCGCCCGTCAGCATCAAGTACAGCTCGCGGATCCCTTGCAGCCTGGCCGGTCGCAGCCCCTCGGCGCCCTTCTCCCTCGGCGCCCCCAGCAGGTCATCGACCGCCGCTTGCAGCTGGTCTTCCGTGTTGAACATGGCGCTCACCCGCACCGGACCGGATACAATCCCCGCTCCGCTCAGCTGCGATACCAACCCGCGCGCTTCGTCGATCGCCTGGTTCAATTCCGCCGCCTCGAAGATCCGCCCGCTGAATTGCTTCCGCACATGCTCCGCCATCGGCTGGGGCAGCTTCGCCGCAGCCAGCCCCGCATCCAGCAGGTATGCGCACATTTGCAGGCGCACCTTCCGCGCCTCCTCTGCCTCCTTGGCCAGCGCTTCTCGCTCGCGCTGCGCATTCAGCAGGTTCTCCACCGCCGCCAGGTCGGACCGCAGCTCCTCGCGTAAGCCCTGCACTGGCTGGCCGCCACCCGGAGGCGTCTCCGGGGTGGCAGCCTGGTTCTTTTGCAATTGCTCTGTCATCTTCACCACCTCCGTGCTTTGATTTTGCTCCCCGGCGCCTGCGGCGTTCATCGCTCGTTTGAACGCCCCGCCGCGCGCCGGATTAAACACTAAACTCAGGTCATGGATCCGCAAGATCCGCTGCACTTCCCTCCCCTTCGCCGTGAACGTCAGGTCCGCCGAAAATCCCACCCGCGGCTTCGGTTCCTTCTCCCTCAAGATCTGCCTTCCAAGCTCATTGATCAGCTCCCCGCATGGCCCCAGCGTCTCCAGGTCCAGCAGGATCCCTCGCTCTTCCGGCGACCAGCGCGGCGACCGGCATACCCCGCCCAAATCCCGCACCGATCGGTGAAATTCCCAAAAGCCCACGTGATCTACAAAACATTCCACCCCGTCCCACAGCGGCAGCGATTCTTGCAGCGTAGCTTCCCCGAAAATCCACCCGTTCCCGTCTCCCGCCGTGATCGCCAGGATCTCAAATCGCCCCTGGTCATTCACGATCCCCCGCCCTCCTAAGGTGGACCGCTGCTCTACAATTTCTTCTGTGAACAATTGTTCCATTATTCAATTCTCCTTCAATCAGCTTTCTTCAAGGTCCATGGTCTTGATCCACCCTTCAACCTTTGTCCATTTCCCATCGCTCGATTTTCCCGCCGCCTGCCAGGTCCTCCCCCGCCAGGTCGTCCCAATCACGGTCCCTAATGAGCCGGACCTTGAGCCTATGCCCTGAGCTTGTCGAAGGGCTGTCGAAGCGCCTGTCCCCGAAGGGCCGCATCGAATCGCCGCCGCCGGTTTCTTCACCTTCACCACCTGCACCAACTTCCCCTGGATGTACTGTCCAAAGGCCGCTTCATCCCCATTGAAGTAATCTAAATCGATCGCATCCGATTTCGCTCCATAGGTCCCCCCCAGCCCGTTTCCATCCGCGGACCATTGCCAGAACCGCCAGGTGCTAAAATATCGCGGCCTCACGTTTGGGTTGTCCCCTGGGTTGCCCCATGGCTGCGGCTTGCTCGTGTACCTGGCCACCCACAACTCAACCAGCTTCCAGATCTCATCCGTTACAATGTACGTATTCAGCCAGGCTGCCCGGCTGTAGATCAAAGGCCATTGACTGATTCTGTGAAACACCTGGTAGATAAATTGCTTGGTGCGCTCTGTTACTTCCAAAGGTGTCAGGCCGCCTTCTTCTTCCAGGTCACAGGCTGGCGGCAGCTTGAACCTGTTGCTCGCCTTCAGCAGGTCACAAAAGTAATTCGCCTGGTCGATCGGATCATGGTTCGGCCGGAAGTACCAGTATGCGCCGCATGGTAAGTAATCCGGCGCCAGCTCCGCATTCCGCAAAAATTGATCATCCGTATATGCGTTCCCGGTCGCCTGTGTGCAGGAGCCGGCCCGCAGAAACGCAAACCGCGCCCCTGCCGCCACACACCTGTACCAGTCCATCTCCCCTTGCCATCGTGACACATCCACCCCAAGTAACATTTCATTCCCTCCGTTTCATAACTCCGCCGGTTCCTCCTCCGCCGCTTCTCCCCCGCCCGTCGCGGGTGGTTCTGGCCTTCGTCCAGTCTCCGGCGCCTCTCGCCCTCGTTGAAGTAAATCTGCTACATCCGCCGCCTCTCCCGCGAATCTGTACGCAATTCGCAGCAGCTCCGCATCATCGATCATGCCCCGGTCCCGCAGGTTCCCAAAAGCTCCAATCGCAACCGCCGCCGCCCTCGCCAGCGCCGTGTTGTCCCTGGCCGATATGTCCGTCCCGGTTGCCAAAATCGGCGCCTCCGGGTTCACCCCTCTGTCATAGTGCTTCCGCCTGCGTAAGGCGATCCGCGCCAGGTCGCCTAACAGCCACAAAAAAAATTTCTGTCTTTGTTGTAGGTGCCTGAATGTCGGTCCGCCGCTCGCCTCCGCCGTCGTCCGCGTCGCGCTCTCCGGCTCCGCCAAAAAATGCAGGGGCATCCCAGCCCCGATCGCGATCATCTTCTTCAGCGCCAGGCCGTCTTCGCCTGCCTCATGGCTCTCCAGCTTCGGCGAAAGCACGTCCCAGGTCTCGCTTTCGTCGCTCACCAGGATCGATCCCGGGTTCGGCGGGTTCCGGTTCAATTCCGCCTGCCTCTCCAGCTTCTCCGCCTGGTTCGCAAACTTTGCCTTCACCCAAAAGATAAACGTGTTCCTGAATCGGTTCAGCCTGGCCCGGTCCTCCAGCCACGCTGCGTACCGCGTCATCCAGCGCAGCATCGGCGCCAGGTCGCTCTCCCCAAACTTCGCCCCCACCGGCCGGTTTATCGCATAGTGCAGGCAGACCGGCTCGAAGCTTAATCCTGAATCATTTGAGGGATCTGGTAAATCGCTGACCTGGTCATACACCCGCCATCGGCGCCCTTCCAAGAATTGTCTTCTGCCTGCCTTCACGCTGGGCTTTTCAATCACAAACAGTTCCTGGCTTAGATCGTTCTCCGCCGTCTCGATGTCCTGGATCTCTGCCGCCGGCAGCGCCCGCACGTAAGACATCCCCGCCCCATCCGTGCTTATCACCAAGAACAGGTCCCCCGCCCTGGTCAGCTCATCGCACCACTCGTACACCCTTACCCCCAGCTGGTTTAGCGGGTGATCCCACCATTCCGCCAAAAATCTGTTAGATCGCTTGTGCTTGCTCTCAATCGTGATCCCCCCGCCCACCACGTATTCCGTCGTCAGCCCCACGATTCTCCTGGCCAGCGGGTTCACCCGCCAGGCTTCCAGTGCATCCGCGAGCACTTCGTCCCGATCGTAAGCGTATCGGTCGCGCGGGTAGGTCGCAGAGCGATAGCTCAAATCCCGCTTATCGTCCAGCGCCCGCACCGCCAGGTCAACCCGCCTCTTCACTTCTCTTTCAATGAGTTCACCGAACAAACGTTCTAACATCTGCCCCTCACCACCCCGCTGGAAGTTGCAGCTTCTCGATCACTTCCCCGATCAACAGCGCCGCAACTGCCCCCACCAGGCAGGCAAAAGTACCATATGCCACCATCAGGATCGCAAACGCACTTTCCACTCCCTCGTCTCTCGCCTCTTCCATGCTCGCCGCTCCTCTCAGATCGTCGCCAGTTCCTCTATCTCGCTCGCCGCTAACGGCGTGTTCCACGCCGCCGCGTGCGCCAGCCAGCCGGACCAGTGAAACAATGGCCCCTGGTAACAGCCCAGGTTGCAGTACCCCGATTCCAGCGTCGATCCCCAGGTCCCCAATCCAGTCTGGGTCGTCCCCTGCTGCACCCCGTTGTAGTACATCTTCACTTCATCGGCGCTCTTCGACCAGGTCAACGCCAGGTGAAACCAGCCTGTCTCTGAGCTGCTGGTGACCACCAGTTCTGTTTCTCCGCCCAGCCAGTATGCCGCCAGCTCATTGTTCGTTGACCCTTTGTAAAGGATCACCCAATTTCCACCCGAAGATCCCAGCTCAAACAGGACGTGATAATTCCCATCCGTCCACACCGCCGCATCAGAGACCTTCCCCCAGATCGCCAGCGTCCCTTCGTTCCCGTTGAATGCATCCCGCAGCGCAGCCGAATACAGGTTCCCGTATTCATCCGTTCCATTCAGCTTGACCGCCGTCAACCCGTCCCCGATTCCTGTTTCTCCCATGGCCGGCGCGTTGACGTACACCCCGTCGCATCCGTTCCCGCTGTGATCCTCGATCGCAGTCCCTGCGGCCTCATTTAGCGGCCAGTACGCCGCCAGGTGCGCTGCCTGGATCGCCAGGCATTTTTCCAAATAGCTTGGTTGTCTAGCAGCAGAAAATATCACCGGTGTTAACAGGTGTATCTTCGGTCGCATCCCGCGCACGATGTACCTCGGCCTTAGCATCTTGATCTGCTTCTCGTCTTCCGCCTCACAGGTTCAACCGCAGCCAGGCCACCCCTTCGCCATTCACTGTGGCATCAATGATCAGTGTTCCCAGCGACCCAACCCAATCGAACACCACCGCTTCCCCGGCATCCAGCGCGAGGCCGTTGCTCGAGCTCACATCCCCGCTCCCGTCGTTCCCTATATAGATATATCCCGTGTTTGCCGGTAGAGCCTTGACCATCAACGGCCCTTGAATCGATTCTGTTCCCAGCGCCACCGCTGTTCCGGCTGTCGTTACTGTCTTTTGCCCTGATATGACCATCGATTCAGTCTCCTCAACTAAAATCCTTCCCTGTCCATTTCCGCCAGCGGATCCAGGCCCGTGACCACCACCGGCGCCCCGCCCACCGTCCATTCCTGGTCATCCAACACCGCACACAGCGCCGCGCTGATCACCAGGTCATCGTGTACCATGGCTCCGGTTAAATCATCCCGCGTCCCATCCGGCACCGACCAGGTCAAAATTTTTCCTGGGCCTTCCTGAACCTGGTGCTGCGTGTGCCGCAGCTGCCGCCAATACTCACCGTCCGGCGGCGCATAATCCTTGTACCGGCCCGTTTCAACCACCGCCAGGAATCCCCATCCCAATCTTGATTTCGATTGCTGAGTGAACTGGAAGGGAATCACCTTCCCCGGAAAGGCGCGCTCCAGGAATGACGCCAGTCCTGCGCCAACCCCCGTGGCGTCAATCACCACGTACCGCGCCCCCCAATGGTTCACCAGTTCGCGCAGCGTGTTGTAAATCCTGGTATGCCTCTCGCCAATCCAGTTGTGCCGCCGCACCACTTTGTAGGTCGGCGCGCCTGCTGCGTCGTTCGCCAGCGTGCTCAGGTCCACTTCGAACACCGTCGCCGCCGTGGAATCTCTGCCAGGATGCATCAATTCCCCGGCTCCCTCTTCACCGGGCACTTTCTTGCCTTCATCCTCGCCAGCCACATCGACTGTCAGCGCGTAGATATTCCCCGGCTCCGGGTCTTCCCGGCAGGGGTGATTCCCCTGCATCAGCCGCATCCGCTCCGCCGTGAACATGCCCCCTTCCGCGTCGATCTCTTCTGAGTAATACTGCGTCTTCACCATCGGGTGATTCCGCCCCAGGCGCATCACTTGCTCAGCCACAAATTTCCCGTATTCCGGTACTTCCCGGGCAACCTCCTCAGCCGTCAACACCCACACCCGCCGAATGCCATCTTTCGCCTGCGCCGCTTCCGCTGCCCGCCGTTCCCTGGCCAGCAGCGTTCGGCTGGTCCACGCCGTCCCCCAAAAAACCCGGGTCGCGTTCGTCGAGGCTGCCATCGGCGCAAAGTCCTTATCCCACTTAGCGGCTGAAATATCCTGAGCTTCGTCGCATTCCAGCAAGATGTTCGCCGTTGCGCCAACCACGTTCGCCGTCGGGCTGCCGGAAAGGAAATATATCCGCGCCGTTCCAATCCTGTAGATATAACCGCTTTCCTTTTCCCATCTATCCCTGGTTAATAAGTTCCTTTTCAGATTCCGTTCCAATCTGCGCATTGCGTTCAGCGATTGTGGTTTCCAGGTTGGCGAAGCTTTCACTATCTCCGCGTCTAATTGCGAAAGAATAAATAACAGGTAGGTCTCAATTTGCGCTTGCAGTTCGTTCTTTCCTGACTGCCGCGGGAATATGACCACAAAGGTCAATCCAAGCCGATCCCGAATTGAATCGATGATCGCCCGGGCAACTTCCTCCTGGTACCTGCGCAGCTTCGTCCCAGATGCTTTGTGGGTAAAAAGCACCACGTCCCGCAGGACATCCAAGATTAAAGAC